GTGTGCTCTGTGATCTTGACCAGGAAATGCTTGGAAAGGTTTGCCACCTAACGCATCAATGTGTTCTAAAGATGGATCTTTAGGCATTGGTGGAGCAGGCGGTGGTAAAATTTGATCAACATTTTTTACACCGATTGCAGTATACATATCTCTATACACAGCATACAAATTATGTAATTGTGGATTAGATGTAGCTAACTGTAATTCAGTTTGAGCAAGAGTTATTCTTTGAGACATTGAAAAAATATTAGGGTCAGCAACTGGAATGATATCAACTCTATCATCAAAGTCAGCTTGTTTAATTTCTTTTGCACCACCAACTACGTCATAAGGATAAACTGGTGGTAAATAAGTTTTAATAATTTTAGCAAGTAATTTAAATTCTTTTTTTAATGCGCCATATAATCTTTTATGTATTGCAGACATAACTTTTGATCCTCTTTCAAGAAGAGCAATAGTTGTGCCTACAGCAGCATTTTGATTTCCTTCTCCAACTTGCATTTCAGTAATTGATGCAAACCTCTGCCCAGCTTGAACTACAATTCCCATTAGCGCTAATAAAGTTTGAGAAGGTTCTTTGTAAGGTAAAGGGTAGAAAGCATCTCTCAACGATCCACCAGGTGCATCGACGTCTTTGAACTCACCAGGTTGAATCGGAGCTGCTTCATCTCTAACCCTTACTCCTCTTTGTTTAAACCCTGCAGGTAAATTAGATAATGTACCAGCATCTAATAATTGACGGAGAGCAGTCGTTGCCGTCCTGCTCAATCCGCCAATCATGTGAATTAATCCAAAACCATAAAATCCTAGTCCTGGCAGAAATTTAAAGTGGACAAAATATTGGATTTTATTTTTCTTTGGATCATTGGGCGCATAGTTCCTTCTTATCGAAAGAACTTTAGTACTACCTTCTTCGATTGTAACGATGTAAGGTAGCTTGATTCCAGTCGGTTCCCCGTCTGGACCAATATCTTCAAAACCTTCTAGATCTAAATTAATATGACACTCCAGTAATGTATAGACATCATCTGGCTTGCCAGTTTTTTTAGTTCCTTCAAGTTCTCTCTCCTTTTCAGTAACTTTATCTTCTATTACTGCTGGTGGAGATAATTCTATGTCAGAATAAAATCCTGCGACTTGTTGTTTTCTCAAATCGTTTTCAGAAATTTTAATTGTATGAATGACTGATTCCGCATCGTCTAATGAGGTAGCCGTATACGGAACAATCAAATCATCCGCTGGAATAAACTTTGATACAGCTCGTCCCAGTAAATCGTCATAATAAACTTTTTTAAATGAAGAACCTGCTAGGGGTAAATGAAATAACATTTGATCAAACTCTGGTTCATATTCTTGCATCTGATCCATAATTTGATAGTTCATGAAATCTTTGACACGTTGTGCCTGTTGTTCTTTTTGTGGATTAATTGCTCCTACGATTTGAGTTCTAACAGGACCATCACTTGGTAATAATTCTTTGTAAGCCATTGCTTGAAACTGTGTAACAGCTTCAGCTAGTACAGGGTGCGTGGCACCTGATGCACCTTGGAAAGGTTCTGTTCTGTTTTCATATTTAAATCCTAAAAGATCTAAACCTTCCATGTAAGATTGTTCCCAATCTTTTCTGGACATTTTGTAATCCATATAATTTTCTTTTAAGATACTTCCTAGTGGATCTAAAACATCTTCAGGTAAGATGTCTGCTAAATTGTCAAAATGAGATTCAGTTCCAGGGACGTTAATTGAACCTGGTTCAAAATTAATTGTTGCTCCACCATCTTCTTCTGGTGTGACTTCTATGGGACCTTTTTCTGTAACTTCCTCTTGAACTTGTACTTCTTCTCCTGCGCCTGGGACCTCTAATTCAGTACGAATTTCATTTGGGAGTGATTTATCGATATCTGCCATTTAAACTCCTAGTATTGTTTACCATATTTTTTAAGAGAAGCCAAGCCTTGATGGTTCGGGCCTCTTTTAGGTGGTATTGTTGTTGTTAAATTAGCTAAACCTCCTGAAGCTGCTGCAAAAACACCAATAGGTTCAATGCCTTCTAAACTTTTGTACATTTCTTTTTCTCTCTCTAAAGATCTTTGTAAATTTTTCTTTTGGATATCTTCTTCTATTTTTTTGATTGTATCAAGATCTTCTTCAAATTTTTTATAGCCACCTTCTTTTTCATAAGGAGCTAAACTTTTTAAAAATCTTTCTTCAGCACCAATTTCTTGAGAAGGTAGTAAACTAATATCATCTGGTGAAAGCATAATATCTCCAGATGCAAAATCTGAAAGTTTATTTCTCAACTCTTCAACTTTAATTGCTTTCTCTTGTATGTCTCTTGCTTTAAGTCCTTCATAACCACCTTTATAGGATCTAATTTCTGCCTCTTCAGTTTGACCAAGTAAACCTAATGTTGCATTACCTAACATTCTTTTAAAAGTTAAACCATCTGTATAATCCATTGCTGCAAAAGGAGCTGCAAAAGCTATTTCTCCTAATAAAGTTACACCAGTTGCTGATAAACCAGTTCTACCCGTTTTAACAATTTTTCCTAAATTTTTAAATTGTCTAACTGCTGCTGGATTTTTATTTGCTGCAAGTTTTGCTTTTCTAGCAATGTCGTCTGCATAGTCTGCAGGGTTATCACATACTGCCAAACCTCCTTTATCAAACTTACATTTAAAACCAGCTTTGTTTAAATTTTGTGCAATCTTTTTTAATTGTGATTCAGGGACAACTTTTGATTGTGATTCTAATACGGCTTTTCTATTTAATTCTATTATTTGTTTATCTTGAGAAGATAAATCTTTTAATTTTTTACCTTCGAGAGTTCCTAATGGATCTATAGTTTTACCGTAGTCAGTTCCATAAGTATATTTTTTTAAAGTATTTGGATCTGTAGTCTCAAAATTTTTATAACCTTCTGATAATGCAGCATACTTCATTCCTTTAACATTTAAATTTTCTAATGATTGTTTCCAACCTTTAGGTTTATTTTTAATAAGCTTATCTTGCTCTTCATAAATAGATTTAATAGCTGGATCTATTTTCTTTTCTAAAAACAAATTAACTTCTGCTGGAGCATACCCTATATTAGAAGTTGTTACAGGACGATTATATAAATCACCCATGTGAGATTTATGAACTTTAGTTGTTCCACTAATCGCTCCTTCATAAGCAGGGTTACTAAAAAGTGTCATAGCATCTCTTCTTCTTTTTATCTTGTCCAAATTAGCTTGAGAAACTTCTTTTTTAGGAAACTGTAAACCTTTTTCTTCTTTTAAAACTTTGTTAATTCTTTCAACCTCTGTTTTTTTAACTCCATACTTTTCTGCTAAAGCTTTATTGTCTAAAACTTTATTTGCTTTAAGAGTTTCTGTATATTCAAAACTTTGTTTTGGAAACTGGTATCTTTTTTCTAAATCTGCAGCCCATGATTTTTTTATTTTTTCACTAGGCCATTTAACGCCTTTCTTTTTTCCATGATCATAAGAGTAATGAGTAGGGATAGTTACTTTCTTGGCCATTGCTTTTTCTTTTGCAAGTTGTGAACTTTTTAAAGCAATTTCTTTTTTAACATTTGAAAGTTTTAAATTACCAATATTACTTTTAAGTCCTTTTTGACTAATACCTGTTTTTCTCATTAACTCTGCTTGAGATGGAGCTCTACCTAATTCTTCTTTTAATTCGTAATAAGCTTTTTTAAGTATATCAGCTAATCCCCCTCTATTAAAACCAAGTCTTGGTTCAGCACTATATACTTCCATAGCATCATCAATATATTTTAGGATGTCCATAACTATTCTCCTAACAAGTAAGCAAGTCCACCTGATTTAAATCCTTCTTCTTCATCAACAAGTTTTTTAAGTTCAGCATGGTCTTTATCATCTACATAGAAATTAAGATCTTTCATTTTACCTTCTTGATCAGGAGTAACAGTTGCTTCTTCATAATCTATTGATTCAACTTTTTTTTGAGATTTAGTTCCTTCGTCAACAACATCTGTTTTTTTAGTAACTACTAATTCAACTTCTTTTGAGTTTTCATAAGGTCCTAAAGTATCAGTTTTAATTCTAAAACCATCAGGTGTTTCATAAAGTTCAACTCCTTTGTAAGTCTTGACTGTTTCTCTCTCAATTGTACCTGCTTGTTTAGTGATATCTTTTCCTTTAGCTCTAATGATATTAGCTAAATCAAAAACATAAGACGGAGGAGCATTCTTTACTGTTTCAGCAGCTTTAACAACTTTAGCAACATCCTTTGCTTTCTCTCCACTTTTTAATAATCCACCTAAACCTGTTTTGACAGCAACTCCTGTAGCAGCTCCACCGCCTAAAATTTTTAAAAACGCTCTTCTAACTTTATCAATCCCGCCAACAGAAAAACCTATTCTGCCTCCTTTGGCATGTTTAGTAATATCATCTCTTAATTTAAATTGATGTGTTGGTTTTAAAGTTTCAAAATCTACCGTACCATCATCATAAATTTTAAATCTTTGGTTCTTTGGTAAACCTGTCATACCTAGTTCTTTCCAAACGTTTTCGTTGTTTGCTAACTCTGGTTTATTTTTTAACTCTTCAATCATATTAGGGAAGTTTTTTAAAACATAATCAGATGTTTCATCTGGATTGTTTTTTGCACCTTGAATAGTGTTCTCTAATCTAGCTATAATAGCTTCTGCTCTTGTAAATCTGCCTTTGCCTGCAGGATTTTCAGATCTATATTTAATTAGATCGTCCATAGACATTTGAACAGGTTCTTCTGTGTCTGTTGTTTTTTGTTTTAGACGTTTATTAAACTCATCAAACAAATCTTTAACAACTGCTTTTTCAGGTCTTGCAACTTTGTCTGCTGTTGTTATAGCTTTGCTACCAAATTTTTTATTTATTTTATCTAAAGCTTTTGGTAAG